ATCAGCTCACGTTATTTTTCCATAACGCTTGTGTGTAAGTATCGTTACGTTCCCTAACGTAGGTTGGGTAAGGTGACGCTTCTCGTCATACCATCGTTATTTTAACAACTTTAAGCGAGCAAAGAAAATTTTTAATTTCTTATTAGTATTTATTTTCAGTCTCATATAGCTATATATATGTGAGGGTTTTGCCACTTGCCCTTTAAAGGTTAAAACAAAACACTATTATAACTAGCTAACGACTAGCCTACCTCTGAGTGTTGTTAGAGCAATTGTAAAACTCTAACATCAACAGGTTCAAGGGCGAAGTGCCACAGATGTTATAAGGTGTGTGGTCAATTGCACCTTGATGTGCGGGGAGTGACGTCCTACATACAATTAGTCACATACATGATGGCCAAAGGGGATGCTTCGGCTGAACTGAGTAGCAACACAAAATATGGAGTTAATTACAAAACAAAATAAAAATGAAAATAAAAATAAAAAGGAAAATAATAATAGAAATATTATGTCTGAGAATATACTTAACAATGGGAATGTGGAAGACAACCGCCCTCCAAGAGAAGTTAGTAATACGTCTAAGGTAAGGAGTGATCTCCTTGGTAACTTGGACTATGTTACGCTTCCTAAAGGGAGCGGTTCCTACTACATACTCAACTGTCAGACTGGCTATTTAATAGCAGTTAAAAAACAAACCTTTATTATAGCAGACTACCCTGTGCTAGAGTGGGGTGAGGTTAAGGTAAAATTTTACAGTGGCACTAGACCAAAGGCCACCGAGATTATAAGGAGAGCGCTAGGCAGTAAGCGCTATGCTCCTGAAGCTATTCTTGATGACTTAGTTAATACCATTAGCGAACTCATGCGACCTGTGTTACAGACTTGTCGAGGTGGTGTACTAGTAGCGCGAGCTTTATCAACTTTAGGAGGAAATGTCGATGCTCCACATAGAACGGAGCAGAGCTGGATGTTGATGCTAAAACTCTTGGAATTGATTAACACTGCTATTACCACCAGCATGAGTGTGAGCGTTAATAGTGTAATTGCATTGTTAATTCGCGTCACCCTAGTTGCTAATGATATTAAGAATTATTTTACCCCGGAGAGTGGCATTGAAGCTATGCTTTTAGCTATAGCATCCCTCTCACTCCCCCCTACAGTTGTAGAGGCGTTTAAGCGCCTCTCTCTTTTCTCAAATGTGAAAATCTTAGATGATGTACGTGTTTTCAAGGATATTATGTTGGCCATTGATACAATAGTAGTGTCGGTCTTAGTTAAGTTGTTTCCATCCTTCAAAGATAAGATTGAAAGTATGTGTGGATGGGCTAGCCACCACTTCCTTATCCACGATATAACAAAACTCTTAAAAGAGGCTGAAAATACGAAAAATTTTATGAGTGACACATTTAGGGAAAGAGTTAAGGATTTATATAAACATGTTAATGATAGTGCCGTGTTATTACAGTGGCGCCGAAACAACGGTGCTGTTGACACTTATATGCGACGCTTAGAGAGAACATATAAGGTTGTTTTGAACTTTGAAGGTCATTCGCGCGCAGAACCTATCTGCTTTGCCTTTGAGGGTGGCCCCGGCGTAGGAAAGTCGCTTGCTATGGGGTCTTTATATAAGGCATCTGGGTTAAGTCACTACTCTCATGTCACTAAGGCAGCTAGCGATGGAAAGGACTTTTGGGATGGGTACAACTACCAGGACGTTGTAACGTGCGATGATCTCGGTCAACAAGGAATTTCGCAGTACCGCTTCCTTATTAATATAGTCTCACCAATTAAATATCCATTAGATTGCGCAGCTGCTGAGCTGAAAGACACCAAGTTTTTTAGTAGTAAAGCTCTTTTGTTTACTACTAACTTATTTAGTGAAATTCAGAATATATCAAAGACTGATATGATTACAGATATAACAGCCTTGTGGCGCCGCGTTGTCGTTTTTAAGTTTATTAGCACCCAACATGTGGAGGTAAGACACTATAGTACTGCAGAAAAGCAATGGAGAGTTGGTGCCCCTATGGAGTGGCGCTACACCAACATACATAAGCTCAACCCTGTTCTCAAGAATTACACGCAAGAAGAGCTAACTGCCTGGTTGTTAGCTTGGTTTGAGTTAGCTCTAGAAGAGAAAGCCTTGTACTATGAAAATAATACCTCTAACCTTAACGTTGACGCCGTTCATAGGCGCAAAAGTGAACTGCTAGCAGCCGCCAACGCGCCTGATGCGTTACAACCACAAGCTTGGTACTCTCGCGTGTCGGACCTAATAGACACCATTGATGTTGTTAGTAGCGCGTGGCGTGTCTCAGAGTGGATACCACAACTCATGGACACAATTGCAACAAAAGCTCTTGATTTTAAGAAATTGTTAATGCCTTTAGCACTAATATTTGGGTGTGTAGGGTTATACTCTCTTACTAGTGTCTTTCGCCGCCAGAGCGCGCGTATGTTTGCTGAGAACACACTTATAGTAAAGAAAATAGAAGATTCATCCCCCTCTACGTCTGGAGAATATGTTAGGCGACAAGTTAAGTACGTTAAGATGGAAGGAACTAAGGAGAGTACCACTATAGGCTTACTATCTGGGCATTATATAGTTGTTGTCGCGCATAGTGTATTAGACAAGAAAGGCAAGGTAACAATCTACAACGGTCAACCTGAGTTAGATTTGCGCATGGTAGACCACGCACAGTATGAGCTTGTGTATGAAGATCTCTATCAGGACGTGGCAGTGCTGAAGCATAGCCACGGTGTGGTCGTTCCCTTTAAGAAGTTAGACACCCACTTTTTAGCCAATTTTCGCAACAAAGGGCTAAAGTTTTTACACCCAGATGGGTGTGTTGTTCTAAATGGTAGGATTGCTCCGACGACGCAAGTGTGGTATGAAGTGAGAGACACAACCATCCTCCTTAAAGATAACATATGCTATCGGGACTTACAGGGTCCTGGTTTTTGTGGTAGTATTGTCTTTGACGAAGATGCTGGAATCAAGGGGATGCATGTTGCAGGAGACCCTCAGGACGTCGTGGGTTGTGCTGTTGTCTGGTCTCCGAGACTTATTGAAATACTACGCTCCTTGTTCAGAGAAGATGGTAACGTCTCCCAATATGAGTTTAGCGATAGACCAGTTGATAGCGGTCTTAAAATAGATAAGGACTTTAAGTGCAACAACATAAAAGTTAGCAATATTATACCATCTCCTCTGTATGGCGTTTTCCCTGTTACTAAGGAACCCGTAAACCCCTCCGTAAATGGACCTCATACTGTGAAAGACAGCCTTAAGGAAGCCTTATGCCATGTAAATAGTATTAATAATGACGATCTCGAGAGCGCTCGCCGGTTGTTAGGGGACATAATCGAACCCTACACTCCGATTACCGACTATGTCAATATAAAAGGAGACGAAGTTCTTGCTCCTATGAAAGATGATACGGCCTGTGGCATAGGTTTAAACAATGATCGTCATCATTACATAGACTTCGAGAAAGGTGACTTAACTCCAGCTGGGGTAGATCTTATTACAAATTTTGAAACAAAGTGTGTTGCAGAAACATTAGACATTAGCGATGTTATCGCAAAAGAGACAGTTAAGGATGAGATACGTCCGTTGACTAAAAATAGATTTCCTCGTACCTTTAGAATTATACCTCTCCACGTTAACTTTATGCTTAAGAAATATCTGGGTAATGTATTTAAGCAACTAATCAGAGACAAGTGGGTTAATGGGCTAATGTTACAAATTAACCCGTACAGCGAATTTCATGTTATATATAACCACCTTAGGAACAGAAACTTACTAGCCTTAGATGTGTCCTTTTGGGATAAAAAGATGGTAGTTCAAGTTATGCACATGGTGCGTGAGGTGCTAGTTAGTAAGTTAACTGAACGCTACAATACAGACCGCAAAGTGTTGGACACTGTCTTAGCGAATATCATACAGGGTTATGTAGCGGCTAATGATGACACTTATTGGTTAACACACTCAATGGCGTCCGGAACGTGGATCACTAATATGTTTAATAGTTTAGTACAATTATCCTACGTTCGGATGTGGTATAATAGTATAAAACCTAACCTTAGCACCATGGACTTTTATAACGACTTGGCTTTATTTATACTTGGAGATGATATAATTTGTGGAGTAAGCACTAACGCCCCCGAGCTCAACGCCTTTACTATGCGGGACTATTACACGCGTTTAGGTCTTCGCGTTACATCTAGTGTTAAAAAAGACATCGTTAACCCTTATGAATCGTGGGAGGACGTAACCTTCCTTAAGAGGCGGTTTTATTATCACTTAGAGCTCAAGAAGGTTGTCGGAGTTCTCTCAGAAGAAACTCTCCTGTCTTCCATTAGTTGGGTGGACGCGAGCAAAAATATAGACACTGTAGTAGAGGATAAAATTAGAGCCTTCCAACTAGAAGCATACTTAAACCCAGAAGGTGATGATTTTGTAGATAAGTTAGAAAACACGTGTGTCGAGCGAGGGGTAGCCTTTAAAAGGTGGCCTAAGCACATATTGTTAGAGTTGTTCCGTAGCGGGATGGTGAAATACCACTCCTTTGACGGGACAGTTATCGCTCACTAATAGCACCTAGGGGAAGAACTCTTTTGTTCTTCCTCTATGTAGTGTAGAATAATATATACCAGTTATAACATGTAGACTCACATGGCTAGGGAACTTCTACACTTGAAATACATCGTGGAGTCTCACGAAAACTACTGCACATTGTGGCGTTATGTGTGGTTTTTAATTTTAATGCCAGTAAATCTCGCGATAATAATGATACAAATTCTTCTCTGGATAGCTCATTATCCAATTTTAACAATGAGCAACTTTCTAGCTCAGAGGCAGTTGGCTCTGACAACAACACGACGACGATCGAGAGTCATCTATCAGATATTGTACTCCGCACCATATCGAGAACAGACCCAATTTATAACTCACTCCCCAAACCATATGGTATGAACTATCGAGTGCAAATGGACTATTCAGCCTTTCTTAATAAGCCTTTTTATGTCTCGAGTGGGGAGTGGAAAACAACAGACACGAGGCTATCTAAGCTGGAGGCTATTAGTTTTCCGAAAGGTGTCATTTCTGTTAGTGCGTTCACAGCCGTTCCTTTTCTCTACTCCTGTTACTACCGGGCGAAGGCTAAGGTTATTATACATCTCAACGGAACACCTATGCATAGTGGAGTGATCGTCGCTACATCCATGCCTCCCTTTACTAACATTGCCCTTACCCCACAACATAAGCACTCTATAAACCCGTATATACAGGCTCCCCACCAGTTTCTCTATGCTAACCAGAGTTCAGCTGTTGAAGTTGAGGTGCCTATGTTTACAAATTTTCCTGTCGCTCGTACTACTGGCTTGGATGCTTCTTCGTTCGCCACGGGAACTTCCGTAACAGGAGATCAAGAGGGCAGTATGTGTGAGGTATTGCTGTTTGTGCTGAATCCACTTAAGACGACCGGTGGGTCAACTACTATAAGGTACACAGTGCACTGTATATTTGAAGAGTTGGAGTTCTTTGTCCCTACGTCTCCTAAGTTCAACTCTGAATCTCTAGTAGCAGGCATAAGAACCACCACTAGTGGGTTGATAGACGGAGTTTTTAAGAACGTAGGAACGTGGGCCAGGACAATAACAACGGATGCTTTGGACTCCACGCGCCAAGCCATTCGAGCATGGACTGGACTTCACTCACCAAACAAACCTATAATGCACACTAAAAATTATGTGCAGGGCCTTAACAACCTAAACATCACAGATGCACCAGTAGTGTATGACAAAATTGACCCTTACCTTGACTACACCAGAATATGTGATGACACCTATTTCAAGACTAACATTGATGAGGGCGACATGACTTACCTCTGTGGAAAGTATCAACACATTGGTACATTTGGAATAAATTCCAACACTACTACTGGCACACTGTTGTTTAGTCGCCCTATTTGTCCTTTTCAAGAAGTAGTCTCGGTCACAGACGGTTCCGATAACCCTACGTACAGTGTTATAGAGAAGCTGGCTCTGCTAGCTACGCACTGGAGGGGAGACTTGGAGGTTAAGATCCAGAGTAGCATGACGAACTTTCAGAACTGTAAGTTGTATGTTGTGCTTGATTACTCCAAGTCGTCATACGGAATGACGAATGTTCCATCTTACGAACAAGCCTCGGGTATGATAACTCATACCTTCGAATTCTCTGGTGGTGGTACTAACATTGAATTTACATTACCTTATATTAGTGAGTATCCCCATCTGTCCTGCACGCCTGACTGGCTACTGCAAGCGTTGTCTCACGGTGTGTACCGTATATATTTGCTGCAACCGCTAGTTAGCGCAGATTCTCAACCAACAACTGCTGAGTTTAATGTTTATGTTAGGGGTAAGCCCTCATTCCAACTGTTTGGTTACTCCGTGTGGCCCTTTACTAGCGCTTTCGGCTATGCACCAACTAATAAGAAGAAGAGTGCTCCCGTGACAACTCCATCACCAATAGCAGCGTCCTCAGCCCCTACTACCACAGCTAAGCCTCGTATGTCACCTGGGGTTGGTGCTGGCGTTCGCGCCCCTCGTAACGCGTTTGAAGGAGCTGTAGACTTAGACGCTATTAATACGCAGTCCAGGTTCCACTCAGAGTGTAAGAAGTTTTATCCTGAAACCCTTACGAATGTGACAGCCTCCATCATAGACAACAATACAGCAGGTAGAGATAAGTCCGACAACCCAAAGACTGAGTCGTTTAATCCAGTGTCTCAAATTCGACCCTTAGTTAATATACGGGATATTACACGTCGCATGTACGATGTATATACGTTGTCTCTACAAACTAGAGAGGCGACTGGCTCGACTTTCGTACTACACCTGTCTGACCTTATAGCTGGCACGCACCAGGGTGATCTTCCTCTAGACCACTTTGCACCCTTGCATGTTGCACGTATGCTCTACCATGGTTTTAGAGGTGGATTAAAAGTCCACATTCAGGCTATGGGGGGAGTGCATATGCAAGTTCGTTACTTTCCTCCTCAAGCTACTACTAAGAAGCAAACCATACAACCCAGCGGTAAGACTTTTTATACAATGTGGGACTCAAGAATTCAACCAACAAGTACTTTTATCAACTGTAGCCCACCGGTTGTAAACGCACACTACCACCAGTCTGGTTCATCAAACGGTCCAAAGATTTTTAAGGATGGCTCGACTATGGACGGTACATCTAATTCAATCTGTGTGGCAGAGGTTGAAATACCATTCATGAGTGCCTGTGATTTTGTAGGTAGTATTAATTCTGTTGCTCCTATATCCGACACCTCCTTAGAAATCGATGCCCTTGGCTACTTGGAGATACAAGTACAAAATGATACTGTGGCTTATACTGATGACAGTGACCCTCCGGTTACTAAAGTCTACAACCCTTCCCTGTATGTCAAAGTATGTATCGGTTTCTCGGATGAATCCAGACTCGGTATGGCTGTTTACTCTCCACCTCTCTTTCTGCCCACAAAAACTGTTATTCTTCCTCCACCCGGCGGGACGACAACCTATCTAGACTTGCCTTATAAGACCGGAGACAATGTCGAATGGCTAGCTCTTAAAACACTAGCAGCTCCTAAGGCGTATTTTACGTTAGCACCTTAGGAAGTCTTTTATTAACGTACTTCATTACCCTTGCGCCAAGAGGTAATGTGTAGTATACTACTGGCGCACTCTATTAGATCCAATGATTAGGGTCTATAAATATATAATTGTTTGAGTGCGCCAGTAGTTTGGCGTTTACATCAAAGAAGAC